ATGAGTACGAGGGTATTTTAGAGGGGCCGATACAATGAACACATATGTTTTCGCGGCAGGAGTTTGGTTGATAGTAATTGCATTGGCGGTATTTGTCGGCAAGGTTTGCGATCTTGGTGATACCGACGAGTGAGACACGACGACTACGCACAAAAAGCGAGAGACATAATCCACAATGTCGACGATCTGCGTAAGTGTTTGGAGGATGCAGGGATGCCAGATGTGCCTATCTGGGATGTGGGGAAGCTTCCGTCTGAGGAGGAATTGCGAGCAGTGATTAGAGCGTTAAACGATAGCGAAGCAAGGAGCAAAAATGACAGCGAAGAAAGTTAAGCGCAAAAACAAGCCGGATTTAACGGTGCGGAATGCGAGGAGTTACAACAAAAGGCTAGTGGAGTTGGAAAAGTCGCTCGGCAATCTTCGGATGGTTGCTTTCGGTATCTATCATCTTATCGAGGACTATGTTTTTCGGGGCAAAGTGCCGTTTCCGAAGAGGCGCAAATGAGCGACTATTCATTGGATTTGTAGATCACGATTCCAGAAATTCTGGAGAACTAACTAAGCCGGGAGGGAGAGAGTGATGGAAGAAGATTTTATAATTAAGCGGTGGGGATCGCCGGAATCGTACTTCGAGGAGTTGGAGACATTTTTAGAGACGCACGAAAAAGCAGATTGTCAGACTTTCGATAGCAATAAAAACCTAGTCGGAGTCACTTACTATTTTGGGCCGTACTTAGTGGCAAAAGAGCACATTGAATTAATGGAACGCATAGCTGAAGCCAACAAACCGGAGCCCGGAAAGGAAGGGAGAGAGTAATTATGGAGGAGCTAAGGGCATCGTTACGGCGTCGAATGCAAGCTGATCGCATGAGCTATCGCGATGTGGAACAACTGACAGGAATTTCCGCTTCCACACTTTGCAGATTCGACAATGGCAAGCTGCTTACCTTCAAGAATTTTGACAAGCTCAACGATTGGTTCAACGGGAAGATATCGATCAAGTCTAATCCGATTAGCGTCAAGCGTTTCAGAGTTGGTCGCAAAACATTCCTTGTAACGATTGAGGAGATTACCACCAAACCGGAGCCGACAAATGAGTGAGCTAAGTCCAATAATGAAAGCAGCTCTACACTTAGATTGCTATGTCGCGCTACACCCCGCGACGGAGAAAGGCAAAATCGTGGGCGTTACAGCGTCATTACTCGACAACAACAGCGCAGAGTTACGGTTTGAAGGGCCGGTAGCGGCAACCGAGCGCGAAGCACTCGACAACTTATATGCGAAATTAAAGGAGGCGGTTAGTGGCTGAGAAACCGATAGGCGTGAAAATAAGCGAAGCGGCGAGGGAGTATTCCGAAGGGCATGAGCGAGAGTGTGAATACACCTGGCACGATCTCGCTTGGGCGTTTGATGACGGGGCAGCGCATGAGAAGGAGCGCATACTTAAGCGCCTCAACAAATGGGCTGACGATCATTGGATTCCTTCGCCAACAGTCGACGATAGTTTTTGGCAAAACGACTTAATCAGAAGCCTCAGAGCTACAATCATCGAGGGCGAGAAATGAACTGCCGAGATTGTGGAATAGCGATAACCGATCCGGGGCATCCTTGGCAGAGGTGCGTTAAATGTCATGCAGAATGGGAACGGTTAGTTACAAACTTCCATCCGGCAATCGTGGCACAAATCGAAGCAGCTGTTAAAGAGCTTGAAGCGGAGAGAGCGCCACCTGAGAAGCAGGGCCAAAGCTCAAAGGAGGAAGAAAATGGGTAAGCATGCCCCGATGTTAGGACAACGGTTTGGGCGGCTTACCATTAAAAGGCTCCACAGCAAGACATCCCATCACAGGTGGCAATGTTTATGTGACTGCGGAGAAACCACAATAGTTACTACTCCAAAACTTAAAAGCGGCAACACAAAATCGTGCGGCTGTTTGCGTCTTGAAATGCTTCGAGCGCCGCGCCCGTGGCAGCAGAAATCGGAGAAGGCACCGAAAACATGGAAATCATCGCGAGAGTATGGAATTTGGAAGGGGGTGATCAGACGCTGCTATGACCCAAGAGGGATGGGATACCACAATTATGGCGGCAGGGGGATTCGCGTCTGCGAACAGTGGCGAAACGACTTTCAGGAGTTTCTGCGAGACATGGGGCCAGCGCCGTCCAGGAAGCACACGATTGATCGGATCGACAACGATGGAGACTACGCGCCCGGCAATTGTCGATGGGCTACTAAACTCCAGCAGGACAACAATAGGCGCACAAATCACAAGATTCTCTACGGAGGGACCACAAAAACGCTAACTGAGTGGGCGAGAGAGTTGGGGATTGGCGCGCACAGGCTATCAACTCGCCTCAGTCGCGGCTGGACCATAGAAGAAGCGTTTACAATTAAGAAATCGCATAGATGGAATGGAAGGAAGGGGGCAAATGACAGACGACAATGACCCGGACTACTGCGGACTCGGTAAGCTTGTCACCGGGGAGCATGACCCCTTTTGGGAAACCAGTTGCAAACCTCATGACAAGGCTTTCCAAGACTGGAAGGACGGCAAACCATCGAAGGGCTTAGTCAGAACCACAGCCGATTGGGCGGTTAATTGTACCAAAGTGTTTGCGCGTGGCGTTTGGGCTGTTGTCGGGTTCCCGTTTTACCTGATCGGCGGGGGCTTAGGCGGCATGCTGAGGTGGAGATTTATCAGGCCGGAGATTAAGCAAGACAAGCCAGGGGGCGAAACGTTTTGAAGCGCAGCGCATTCAAACCCCGAAAGTGGAACAAGTTTAGAGCGGTCAAAACCTACGTTGATGGAATCAAGTTCGATTCAATGCTAGAGGCAGGGCGCTATGAACAACTCCGACTCTTAGAGATGTCAGGCGACATCAAAGATCTAGAGATACAGAAGCAATTCAGCTTGTCAGTGAATGGCCGCCAAGTTTGCGTGATAATTCCCGATTTCGTTTATTGGGAGAAAGACGAATTTGTAATCGAGGACGCGAAGGGAGTCATTACGGATGTTTTTAGAATCAAATGGAAGTTAATGCAGATACTTTACCCGAATTTTGAGTATCGGATTTATCAGAAAAAGAAACGGAGGGCGGCATAAAGAAAAAGCCCTTAACCAATGCACCGGCTAAGGGCCAGAATGAGATAGAGAAAAGGCGTCTGTCTTGCAATTAAAGCCTAACATATTTAGGGGGCTAACTTGCAACCAGCGAAATCACCACAGATTGATGAGCGCCTATGCGAAGAGAATCCAAATCCGGCAGAGGTCAGTTTACTAGCGGCAATCTTAGAAAGAGCAATTTCGGATATACTCGGCGCGGTAATGCCGTGCTTCGGCAATCGCCAGAATGTGATCCGAGATGCCGAGAAATGGCTTTTAAGCTCATCACTAGAAAGCATTGACGCCGAGCCTTTTACCTACGCTTGGATCTGCGAGCATCTATGTATCTGTCCTCGCAAACTTAGAGTCCAACTAATCAACGATCTAAAACGCGGGAGAAAGTATACCCGCGATGGCCTTTGGCGCCGGTCTGCTAAAGAACGGTGGTTCTCGATCGCGCATGGAAATCATTAACATAGCTCATAAATACTTAATTCTGAAAACAGGATTTTAACAGGTGGGCGGCAAGTTCAAACCGGGGCAATCCGGCAATCCCGGCGGACGGCCAGCGGATTCGCCCGAAGTTGCAAAAGCTAAGGAGCTTCTTAGAAAGCTTTGCCCGAAAGCGGCGGAGGTGGTCGAGAAGTGCCTTAGAAGCAAGAAGTTTGGCGAGCAGAAATGGGCGGCTGAAACAATTTTAGGCTACGGCATAGGCAAGCCAGCGCAAGCGGTGGAGTTTTCAGACAAAGGCAATGAACAGCTAGCCGCAATTTTAGAGATCGTTAGGAAAGATCCGAAGTGAGGGAGTCGAGAGTATCAATCCCGGATTTTCATCCGAAGCAGGAGCTTTTTTACGAGAGCGAGGCAACGAGCATTTTGCTGGGCGGCGATACTCGTGGCGGTAAAACCGGAGGGCTTAAGCTAGCGTTAGTCCGTTGGTGCGCGTTAATTCCGGGGCTTCAGGTCGATATCTTCAGGCTTCATGAGGACGATGTGATCGGGTCATATATGCGCGGGGATTTCTCGTTTCCGGTCCTGCTTAATCAATGGGTTAAGGACAAGCTAGTCACGATGAACCAAACTGAAATTAAGTTTTGGAATGGCTCATATATCAGCTTAGAGCACTGCAGCACTGACGGCGCGATGTCTAAGCACCAAGGCATACCGAAGCACATCAGGGTATTTGATGAAGCTGGCCAGATTCCAGAGCGCCGCATGAGGTGGCTTACCGGGTGGATGATTTTAAACGAAGACATGAAGGCCAAGCTTCCGGAAGAATACCGCGATAAGTTTCCGAAAATAATCTACCTTTCGAATCCGCTAGGGCCGTCAAAGCCGTTTCTTAGGAAAACATTCGTAAAAGCTAGGCCAAAGTTTTCGGTCGAAAAAAAAGGTGCATGGAAACTGCAGTACATACCTTTCCGAGTTGAAGACAATCCTTCGGAAGATGCCGAGATGACGCGGTTGAGAGTTGCGGATGCCGTGGATGAAGCGACGGCGAAAGCGCTTCTTAACGAAGATTGGGACGCACAGACAGGAAATTACTTTTCAGTCTGGGATTCTGACCGGCATGTAATCAAAGATTTTGTTATCCCAGATTTTTGGCTTCGTTTTAGGACGTTCGATTACGGCAGCTATGAGCCTTGGGCGTGTCTTTGGTGGGCGGTGAGTCCAGGCACAGAGGTCAATGGAATTTACTTACCTAGAGGCTGTTTAGTCTGTTATCGAGAGTGGTACGGATGCAAAGCCGAGCATCCGCAGCGTGACGCAGACAAGCTCATTACAAATTTAGCGCCGGAAGGCTGGTCTAACGCTGACATGGCAAACGGCATCATTGACCGGACCGAAGAGAGGTTCGACGGCCAGCCAACTTTTACCGACAAATTTCCGTTCAATAATCTTGGTGGCAGAACTATCGCCAAGGAGTTCAAGGATGTTGGCGTACTTCTCACGCTAGGGGATACAGATCGCAAGAATCGCGGCGCCCAAACTACCTCAAAGCTTAATGGCTTAAAGCTAATCGCCGGGTCAGATGAACACTGGCCGATGATCGTGTTTTTCGAATCCTGCAAATACTGCCAAGACTATATGCCGATGATTGAGCGCCATCCGAATGAAGGGCGCTTATGGGATTACGCCGAAGACGGGGAAGCAACTCACATAGTTGATTGTGTGACGCTAGCGGCAATGGTCAATAACAAAGTTTACGATGCGCCGACGACGACAGAGGAAAGTGTTAACGCGGCATTAAAAGATCCTAAGAACACAAGGAGATCGGTCAGGGATCTAGTACCGGAGTTAACATTCTAAATGGCGAAAAGTAGCAGCGCACTAACGGCGCTTGATAAGCAAGTTCTAAATGATGACACGCTAACGATTGCGGATGTCAAACAGTTTATTATTGACGCTAAAAAGAAGCGTGAGGACTATATCAACGTTGCTAGCCGGTCATGGAATGAGATCGAGAAGCGCAACAAAAAGGGCAAGCTTTACGGCGGGAACGATTTAGATCAGCGGCGAAGATGGACTAAATTTCCGCTTTGGTGGTCATGTTGGAAGATTCGGCAGCCGATCACACTAGCGCGGCTTCCTATCCCGGTGCTTAAAGACACTCAGGGCGATGATCCTTATGGCCGCACGGCTTGCGTGGTGGGTGAAAGGCTTACACGCGGGATACTCAAAACCTTTGAGGCTTTACCGGAATTTTCATCAGCTAACGATGATTTCTTAGTGACTAACTTCGGGTGGGGCCGCGTTTTCTATCGGAATGAGGAATGTGTAGAGGATGAGAAGATCCGGCTTCAGGTGGTAGAGCCGCCGCCGATGGAGCCTCAGATGGGGCCGGACGGCCAGCCAATGCAGCAACAACAGCAGATGCCACCTATTTTCGTCACTCCGGACGGTGAGCAAGTAGAGAATCCGTTACAAGATGAGTTTGGGCCGTATATTTTATCAGGCCAGGAAGTCACGATTGATAACGAAGAAGTTTATTTCGAGGCCGGTCTATATTCGGGCCTTTATGTTGACCCAGATGTTACGAAGTGGAACAAGGTCACGCGATTAGCGTTTGAATATCAATACTCATACAGAGAGTTTAAGCAAAAGTTTGGTCAAGCGGCTTTAGATAAGTTAGCGCGTACAGATATCGAGGAGCACCGGACCGGCAAGCCGATAATCTGCTTTGAATATCACGATAAATTCTTGCGTGAAGTAAGGTGGTTTGCTGAAAACTCCGAAGACTTCTTTCAGCCGCTCGGCATGCCGGAAGCAGATCCGGACGATATCCAAGAGGTTGAAGCCGGAGGCTATGACAATTCAGATCTTTACGGGCTATCGGGATTTTTCCCTTGTGCCGAGCCGTTAGTAATCAATCAATCGACAAAAGACTTTTGGCCGACGCCTGAATATTTCCAGGTGGCCGATATCCTTGATGACATTCATAGCATTGTCGGGCGGATGGTGCTTTTAACAAAAGCTATCCGCGTAAGGTTTCTATTTGATAGCTCAGTGAAAGAGCTTTCCGGCCTAATCGGAGAGACAGGAGAGGGCGGCGGCTTAGGTGTCCCAAACCTAGAGCAAGCTTTGATGAACGGGAAAGGCAGCTTAGTAAACCTAGTTGCGTACTTCCCGGTTGAGGAGATGATTAAGGGCCTCCAAAACATGTACACGGCCTTTGAGCAGCGCCTTAACATGTTTTATCAGGTGACGGGCCTATCTGATTTGATTCGCGGCCAAACTTCAGATGTTG